ATGTCATACATTATTTTTTACTCGCAGAAAATCTAATATCTGCTTTACCGTAAACGCACAGGCCACAAGATACGCAGGCGGACCCATTGCTAGAGATAAGTGGAATTGATTTCATATTCTCAGGGCACTTAGCACCAGGCTTGCCAGTCAATTCTTTCATTGTGTCTTCGGTTGCAGCGAACGTCTTGCCTAGGTAAGCAAGGCGGACCTTAGAATTAGTTTTCAAATCGAATGCTATTTCTTTATTCTCATCATCGGTTGAATAGTATAGTGAAAGATTAGCAACATCCTTGATAATAAGCGCTGCAGACTTTACACGTGTGTAAACCCAAAATTGAACATCGGAATGATTTTCGATAACAGTCTTCCAGGCATATGTATAAGTATCATTGAAGAAATCCCCGTCCCAGTGGATACGGAATAACTTAGGCGCATTCTTCTTATCACAATCAGCAATAAAATCAACAATCATCTCTTCTAATAGGCGGACCATAGTTTCGCTATCGGCGTCTTTTAGTAGAGACCAATTGTGTAATAGATTAGTTTTTACTCCAGGGAATAACTTTTCAAGTTTTCCTGCGTAGCAAACACTCTCACAAATACTAGTGGCACCAGGGCATGAATAATTCTTTCCTGCAGGGAGCCCGAACGTGTTCGCAATTGCGGCTTGCTTTCCATTTTTTGTGACAAGGTTAGCCACCTTTCTATCATTAGAACGTTTTAGTTTCATAGGGGTAATTATAGCGGTGACGTCTGACATATTAGTAATCCTCATCCATACCGTGGCCCGCAGACGCAAGAGCGTCGCTATCAGCCCAGCCTATAGTTTCAAAGAATTCCATTTCCTCAGACGCATAGCATTCAGCGCAGATATAGTCATCGCCATAGATTTCATATTCTGATTCAGTTTCAAAAGTTTCTTGAGCGCCACAAATTTCATAGTTTAGGCAAGATACAATAAATTTATCCATTAGTTGACCTTTCGTTGGTTGAGTTGCAAGTATAGCAGAATGGACCGACATTTCCTAATCGACACGCAAATTTCCAGGGTGATCTTGATCACAGCCGTAACGACACGCCCGACCCCGTGCCTTTGCGGGCCAGCTGGCTAATTGTCAAATTTATTTTTATGTTTGATCTTGCGTGTGTATTTTTTTTTATTGCGAACAGGTTGCGCCGCATTACTGCGGCGCAATTCCTGAATGCGTTTTACTTTATCTTGAAGTGAATTTAGGAACATTGTATCCACTCGCTTCGTGAAATCGTGTTACATCAAATCGCTCATTATCTTTCGCAAACATTTCCGCAAAATCATTTACGATTTTAGAAAATAAAGCGGGGTGCGTTTTATCGCTTGCATACTTTAGAATTTCTGCGGTTGCAACATAATCTTTACGAGTCATCATTATATTTTTACCTTGACCTCTCCATTGCGATAAAAAACTTTTGTGTAGCATTTTAGAGATGGGGTATAAATATTCACTGTTGAATATTCGTTAGCCATTCCCCAATCGGTAAAGCGGAAAAAACTTTCCCACGCACCGAATTCGTTTTCGTATGTTTGCGACCAATGAGGGCTTTCCTCATAGTCATACTGGCAAGTTACTTTATACATTAGTTTTCCTTTCGTTAGTTGAAAAATAAATCTTGTTCTTTGCCGAAATCGCAATCGCAAGTTTCGACATCAAAATTATTGTTATCGCCAAAAAAGATTAGACCAGTTGAATTACAATCTGAGCAATCTATTCGCATTACTGAGTTTATCATTATTCCTCACACTCGCAATCTTTTGAGTAATCAAATTCGCAATAGTAGCAACCCATAATTTCTCCGTGTGCTTTACAAGAGTAGCGGAATTGCTGTTCATCACAACAGAAAAATAGCAAATCGTGAATTAGATAAAATTCGTTTTGGTCAATTACATCAGATGAAAAACTTTTCATTTATTCACCGACCTTTACTGCGATTGTTGCGAATTTATTTCGCAGACCGCCTGTGCGAATTTCGATAAGGAACGCTTCAGTTTTATCGCCATACCAAATTTCAGGGCGAGGCTTAGCGGATACAATTTCACCAGCAAAGTGGCGATTGCGTGAGCGGTAGTTTTGTCCTACAAGTAGGCTTTCGATTGTGTATAGTTTGGTAGCCATTGGCAGACCTTCTTTCGTTTGTTGTTATGTATGGAATTATACACGAGCCTACTGACATTTTCACATTACTAGCCAGTAATTCCAAATACTGAGACGCTCAAGCCGTGTGATACTAATCACATCAAAATGTCCGATTTGTCTGTCAAATCGACACGCCGCAAATTTCACGGGATTTTATAACAATCTCGTAACGACACGCCCGACCCCGTGCCTTTGCGGGCGGATCACCTTTTGTCAAGGCGACACGCCGCTATCTATTGATAATCTTTTAGGATTTCCTCAAGCTGATTTATTTGCTCATCGCTAAGATGATCTAATTGAATTGCTTTTTCAAATCCGAATAAGTCGCTCATTCGTTTTCCATTTCTGCTAAATAATCTTCGTGTTCAATAAGCCCGATTGAAAATGCGATAGGGTCGCAACATTCCAAAATCTCGGCGGGTGTAAAAGTTGAATAGCCAATTTTTACAGTAGGATAAACATCATTTAGTAAATCAATAAAACTTTCTTTTATTTCTAAATCAATTTCAAACTGCGATTTCATCTGCGACCTCTTTCCATTCAAAACAATAAGAATCTGAAACAAAAGCATTTTTCACAACGCTATCAAATAAAGATAACGCCATTTCTTCATCTTCTGCGTCTATGTCTAGCCAAACGCCAAATGTGTATTTTTTCATTCAAACGCACCTTCCTCTAATAAACCTAATTCAATGTTGAACAATTCATCGGGTGTTGCTTCGGATAAATCTACCCAGCCAGCACCCTCGTTATCTATGCGAAAGATTTCTACATAACCCATTTAGTCTGCCTCCTTAGTATTGAATAGAGAGGACATCTTATCATTAGCCTCTGACATTGTTGCGATAGCCTTCAATAGGCTTTCCTTGCGTGTGGCTTCTACATAAGCCCTGTATTCATCTAGTGTCATTTTATCGACCTTTCGTTGTGGTTATAGTAGGTAGTATACACGAGCACACCGACATTATCAACACGACACGCCGTATTTCAAGAAATCTTTTTATGTGATAAATCTCACAAAATTCCAGGGGCTCCGTAACGCATCCGTAACGACACGCCCGACCCCGTGCCTTTGCGGGCCAGCTTGACTTTGTCAAGCCGACACGCCGTAGCGTTAGCGTAATTTATTATGAATTAGATCACGAATTACTAGGCGTAGCATAATTAGGGTGGGGATACCGATACCTAATTGGACTAGCGTAGTTAGTATGCGATTAGTAGTCATTACTTATTCTTCTTTCTCTTATAAATCTTATAAGCGATTAGTGCTAGGGCGGTGATAATAATAGTGTGCCAAGGTAAGTAGATAGCCCCTAAGAAACTATCTAACTCAAATCCGTATTCGTTAGATATAACTAACTCAAATCCGCTAGGTATCATTATTAGTTATCCCAACTTAGTGCGAATACTTTTGCTAATTCTTCATCATCAACATCATCAAAGTCATCTAGTGGCGGTTGTTCTTCATCTGCCTCATCTAGATAAGAGTATGCGTCTGCGACATCTGATTGGATAGACTCGTATTTATCTATCGTGTTTGTATTGTATGAGTATGCGTATGACATTACTTGACCTCTACTTCTCTAATGTTGTAAGTGAAACCCTTACCTAGTTTTTCTAATTCTTTTATTACGGCTAAGATTTCTTCGGGCTTACTAGCCTTTTGATTTACGGCTAGTAGTTGAGAGCCTTGCCATAGTGTGTATGTGATTGTCATTTTATTTTCTATCCTTTTCGTTGGTTGGTTATTTTGTTGAGAGCGATTATTTGCTAGGCTCACCTTTCGGATTATTTGCTAGGCTCACGCTCTAATTCTTTATTTAATTTGTATGTCGTAAGACTATCACGACCTACTGACATCTAGACCCATTTGGGGCTAGTGTCGTGTGTGATTTATACCACACAAGGCTCAATGGTAAAGTCCTCGTCATTTCCGACATAGACCTCGCCCTTGCCGTGGCAATTTGAGCAATAGGTAGGGAGAGAGAATAAGTGCTTGAGTAGCGCCTTTCGCTCATAGGTAGTCAATTCGGGGTGGTTAGACTTCACGCCCCCGTGTTGGTATTCATAGACAATTTTGTCTAGTGTATTTTGAGTGAGCATTTGATTGCTCCTTTCTTTAGCGGATTTCTTTACCGCTTGTTTTTCTTTATATATTTAGTCTAGCAGGGGGGACTGACATTTAGACCCCTATTCTCGGGCGTGTCGGAATTTATTTTAGAATAACCCTGTGAGATAAGACACACTCACGCTCAATATGGGCGGACTATCCATTTTGTCCGATTTTGATTTATATGTGTATCGTACAAATTAAAAATATATTAACATTTTCTGAAATCTAAAAAAGCAGTTGATCAAAAAAAGCTTGACATCGAAAATATAAATAGTATAATTTTTCTAGGGGGGTCGGGGGGTCAGCAAATCAATAAATAATAAATATTAATATATATAAGACCTAAGACCTAAGATCAAGTGAATAGTATAATATAAATATGGCAAAAATTAAAGCTTATTTAATAGGGGACTGTCAATCCAATAGAATTTACGAACACTATAATGGAGACGGATCAATGCTTGATTTGTACTTATGGGGCAAAGGTGGACAGAGTGCCTGGAACTTCAACCCACAAAAATTTAAAAAGACAGAGATGCTTGGATCTGGTTTAGAGCATGGCGTGAATAAGACATACAAACCATTTTCATTTTCTTTAATAGAGAACAAGCCAGAAAATCTTATAATAGCTTGGTTTGGATATATTGATTGCAAGTACAAGATACACTTAGCAGGCGGGGATACCGAAAAGACAGCTTATAAATATCTTGAATCATTAAAGAGAGAATACAATGAGGCAACTATATTATTGATAGAGCCATTACCTCAATTCATAGAAGATATCTATATAGAGTCAGAAAAAATCCCAGTATTTGGATACGATATTCGTAGGCCTATAGAATTAGAATTTTGTCATCATCTAAAAAAGTTTGCAAAAGACTTTGGCATAACTGATTATATAACTCAAGAAGAGATCCTAGAAGCAGTTGGCTTGCCAGTATTGAGATTAAAAGATACTCCAAACGATAGAGTTATAGAAATTGATGGATTAAAGCCACATCATAATTTAGCTATCTATAATTTAATAATTCAGAAATGTATGAAGATAATATCCTAGTTGACTACAATTATGGTATACTAGTGATATGAAATGTAACTTTTGCGATAATCCAAAATACATAGAGCGTATGAACTCTAAAGGCGTACTTGAAAATTTTTGTCAGAGTTGTATTACAAAATTAATTAGCGGGAACCGAGTAAGTTGAGCTGGATACAGGCATCAGTTATATTTGGACCAATAATAATATTGATCATTGCATTTTGGGATGATATAAAATAAAGCAGTTGACTAGGATATATATGAAGAAATTATCAGCATTAGTAAGTACCATTGCGATAGCAATCCTTTCAGGAGTTGCATTGTCTAAATTTTTAAATTGGGCGGGACATCAAGAAATCTTTGATTTCGACCTAGATGAAGATATAGATAATGAGGATGTCTAGGTCAATACTCTGGCTATCTTGGATTCCAGGAACATACTCAATAATATACAATATGGTAAATAGGGACGAATCGGACAAGCTAGCGAAATATCTAGCCGATGTGAGATATCAAAAAAATAATTATTTTGAAGCTAACAATCTTATGGCTAGGTCTTCGCTAGAATGGGTCATAAAGGGCCTTAAGAGCCGATTAGAGACTTGTATGAACGCAGAGTCAGGGGTATGTGACCTATGGTACTTAGAATCCCATTCTGACTGTTTATTACTAATGAATCTAATATATGAATATAGTGGAGATCCCCTGTATGATGCTAAATTATAAAATGGGTTCTTCTACCGCCGCCGCACTTCAATTTTTTCACTTTCGCACTATTTGCCCATTATGGTATTATTTATAAATGAATAGTTTAATATTAACTTTTCCAAGATGCGGATCATTCTATCTGCAACAACTTATTCATCAAAATTCTGGAATCATGCTTCCAAAAAGCCATATCATAGAAGGGTCTGATAAAAAAGATTTAATATCTATCATTAGGAATCCACAAGACTCTATTAAGTCTATGATTTCGATGGAAATGCATTACAATAAAGATTACAGATTTAACTTAAAAGATATAGAAAGATCTTATATAGAAATGAATGATTATTTAACTAATAATAATGCATTATTGATTAGGTACGAAGACTTACTAGACAAGCCACAAGAAATAACAAAAAGAGTTTGTAGGTTTTTAGGTAAAGAGATTTTAAGTGTTAACTACGTTAACGTTCTAAAAGACATTAAAGAAGACAATCACTTGGTATCCAGCAAAGACTCTAAATATTATCTACTTGTAGACATAAAAAAAGAAGATTTAGTTGATGCCAACGAGTCCTATTTTAAAACTTTAGAAAAATGTATTTAGTCCTAATATATCTTTTATTTTTTTATTAAGCATATACCTTGACCTCTTAGCTCAATTTCTGTAATGTCATTAAAAAAGTCTCTAACTGCTTTTTCGGCACCGTATGAGAAACCTTCATGAAAATTAGTTATTACCCAACCTCCAGGAATAACCTTATCCCAAAAGAATTCTAAAGAATCCTTTGTCGGTTGATATAAACTTAGGTCTAAATGTAGCAATGCTATAGGTCTATCTTTTATCTCGTTAAATCTAGATGGGATCCATCCTTTATAAAAATAAATATTTTTATATTCTGATAAAACATTTTTGCATACATCAATTTCAGACTTCCAGGTAAGATCTTTGTATATAGGGTTATCGAATTCTCCTACTTCAGAAAGCCCTTCCCATGAATCAAATAGGTGGAGATCTTTTTTACAATGCTTTGCTAATTTTTCTGCAGATGAGCCAGTCCAGCTACCACACTCTACAAAATCACCATCAGGAATAGAGAGATTTAATAATGTTGCATCAAACTCTAATGCCCATTCTTTATTTACCGTAGGGTATGTAATTCTATTTACCAGCTCTGTTTTCTAGTTCGTCTCTTAGTTTATCTTGAGCAGTAGTACGCTCCTGGATCATGTCGGCAAATTGAGGGTTAACTCTAAACGGAGAGTTCCAGTCATTTAGCTGTCTTTCAGTAGGATTTTCATGTCTTCCTATCTGCTCTTCCCATTCGGGGGTTTTGTAATTATAGAATGTTCCTGGATTGTCTTCTGCAAGTAACGCAAAAGTTGAAAAAGCGTATCTAGTTCCAGAAAGAGTTTCCATAGTTCCATGATCATATGGAGAGCAAGCTCCGTGTAAAACTATGTCCCCAGGCTTTACTGGAACGATTAAGCACGGCTCTGCCATTTTTGCTTCATCTATTCTTAGGTTGCCAGTCTTTTCTGTGCCGTCTGGATTTATGTTTGGATAGTATAGTTCTCCGCCAGTAAAGTCTCCAATGTATGCAATCATTCCATACTCTAGTTCACAACAAGTTGACCATTGATCAATTTCCAATAATAGGTGACAGTTTCCTTTTCCAGGGCTATCGGTATGTACAAACATTCCTTCGTCTCCAGGACCAGTGACCATAAGGTTTCTTACTGGGTGAATAACAATTTCAGGGTGTATTAATTCAGACATAAACTTCCAAAGAGGGAAGGTCTCTTTAAATGGAGGGCTCATCTTGTCTGCATACCAGTCTCTAACGCTCCACAAATTTGGGTTAGAGTGTCTTTCAAATTCTTGTCCTCTAGCGTATACCGCATCGTAGATATCTTTTGGAATTACATTTTCAAATTTGTATATTCTTGGAGCTAACTTTATACAGCGTGGATCGTCATAAAACATTATTTCTTCTTTCTCTTAAATAAAAATTTTTTTAAAAAGTTTTCAATTTTTGCTTCTAACTTACCAGCATGACTATCTTCTTGATAATGACGGGATCGAAAGTACGGGCTTTGCATAACTTTGGAAAAGTGATCTCTTGTCATGATTAACCTCCTTAAAAGCTGTTAATTAATTATACCACTAAAAGCATTAGAAACCCCTAATCAGAGGCGGATCCGATTAGGGGTTTAAGGACTTTCGCCCTATACAGGGAGTACGAATACTCAACCTGAATACTAAGTGTATATTTAATGCCTTACAAAGTCAAGCATTATTTCCAAACCAGACCTTGTCCAGTAGGTAGCTCTAATATTTTATCTTTACCAAAAAAATCATCCATTGCTTTTCTTGCACCAATAGTTTTATATGAACCATAATCGTCACAAATAATAACGCCACCAGGAACAATTTTTGGCCAGAAATAGTTTATTGAGTCTTTTGTAGGTTCGTATAAATCAACATCAATATGAACATAAGAATAGTTTAGTGGCTCTATTTTTTCAAAAACATCAGGTATCCATCCAGCATATAGCTCTGGGCTTCTGCATCCTTCTAGGATAAGTTTGGCTCTGTCGATTGGAATTTCTAGTTTAACTGTTTTAAAGTAATCAGTATCAAATTCTCCAGGCTCTGAAACTCCTTCAAAAGAATCTATTCCTATAAATCTTTTATCACACAAGTCTTGAACAAAATACATTGACATTCCTGCATATACACCGCACTCCGCAAAATTTGCATGAAGCTTTGCCTGTTGAATTGCTATTTGTCTTAGAACATACAGCCTTCCATAAAAAGGGCTATTTATATCATTAGACATATTAGCCTTTTTGTTTAATGCATCGTGAATAGATGTAAATACGGGGTCGTCAACCCATCTTGCTACAGATGATTCCAATTACTCTTCTGTTCCTATTAATTGCCAGCTGGGATAATGTGTAACCATTCCTCTAATTGCTAAGCACTCTTCTTCAGAATTTGCAGTAACGATAAGCTTTGCATTTATGCCATTAGGAAATTCTTCTGACCTGTCTAGGCCGTTAGCATTTTCCCTAAAGGTTTGTAATACAACTTCTGTAATTGGCTCAAATATATATTTAGTCATTTATAATACCCTTTTCTAAAAGAACGTCATATAGAGCAATTGCAATAACCTTAAAAGATTCATTGCCCTGTTCCATATATACCTTCTGATCTTCTTCCGATGTACCAGCTCTAGAATATAGATCCTTCATCGTATCGATTATCGAATTCAACATTATGTCTAATGTATCTTGTCTACTCATTTGTTTCTCCTGGATTATAAGAAGGCGACGGCCCAAGTAAGTAACCCGCCTGATGATATTCTACCATTTTAGCAGTATCTTCGCTACCAGCTAATTTATTAGATATCAAAGTCAATATGTCATATATTCTATGAAGCATGATATACGAGACCATAGGGAGATTGTCCTCTAAGTTGCTTGTATTTTCGTTATTCTGGTCTTCCTGCATCTAGCCAAAAAATCTCTCTACCCATTGCGTCTGTCACCTGAATTGGAGCAGACTCAGTTTCTAATTTACAAATACATTCTTCTTTACACATTTTTATCCACCTGAGCAACTATATTCTGATAAGTTGCTAGCCCTAATGCTTTTTTATACTTACAAGATAGGCAATATAAGTATACCTCATCTGAAATAGTCTGATTACAAAAAAGAATGGATTGGTCTACTGGGCATAAAAGCTTTTCAACCAATCCTTCTTCTGACATGGAAATGTAGGTTGATACGTATTGTATCCTCATCCCATCTCCTTTACTTTGTCGGAAATTTTAATAAAAATTCCTTAGCTCTTGGGGTCATCCCCTTCCAAGCTGACCAATCAATACCGCCATTGGTCATATAGTACGTTATCTCTGCGTTTGTTACTGGGTCGAATAACTCCTTGTTACTCTGTAGATCAAATTTCTCAAGTCTTGCTGGACCTAAGTCTCCAATCATATTTATTTGAAATAATCCGTAAGAACTATCTCCTGTATTCCTATTCCCGTTATATGCAAGCGGTCTTCCATTAGATTCACGCTTTGCTATGGACCAAGCTTGTTTAAGGCCTACTCCTTCGAATCCTACAGTCTCAAGTAATAGTTTTAACTCTTCGTCTGTAAGCATCTCAGATGGTTTGTAAATTTCTTTACTAAAGCTATCTAAGACTTCTTGCTTTAATTGGGCTTCAGTTTTCACTAAAGGTTCTACTACAGTTAAAGCGTTTGCCGAGTTACCAAACAAAAATAACATTGTTACTGCTATTATTGTCCAGTCACGAACCAAATCGCTAAACTGTTGCTTTATATTCTCCATTGGCATTTCCTCCTATAGAGATAACGAACTACAATCATAACATTAATATATAGACAATGTCAACCTAGTTAACTAAAATAGTTAAACATATTTGAGGCACTAGACCGCTAAATAAAAGTTTGATACACTAGGACTTCATCTAAAAATTATACCGCAAGGCGGAGAAAAGGTCGTATAAAAAAATGTCACAAACTATTGCAAATCCTTATGAGAACTTTATTGCTTTATCCAGATATGCAAAATGGGTAGAAGCGGAAGGTCGTAGAGAAACATGGGGAGAAACAGTAGATAGATATTTTTCTTTTATGACCAACCATTTAAAAGAAAACCATAATTATATTCCAAATGAGAAGCTTGTTGCGGAATTAAAAGAGTTTGTATTTGAAAGAAATGTAATGCCATCTATGAGATCAGTCATGACTTCTGGAGCCGCATTAGAAAGAGACAACGTTGCTGGATACAACTGTGCATTTTTACCAGTTGATTCTCCAAGATCGTTTGACGAAACAATGTATGTTCTTATGTGTGGAACAGGTGTTGGATTCTCAGTAGAATACAAGTACATTAATAAGCTTCCTGCCGTTCCAGAAAAACTAGAAAAATCAGATACTGTTATTGTGGTAGAAGATTCAAAACAGGGCTGGGCAAAAGCATACAGAGAACTTTTAGCACTGCTTTGGACTGGACATATTCCAGCAATTGATGTTTCAAAGGTCCGTCCAGCAGGAGCAAGACTTAAAACTATGGGCGGAAGATCATCTGGCCCACAGCCATTGGTAAACCTTTTTGACTTTACGATTGCAAAGTTTAAGAATGCAACAGGAAGAAATTTAAAGCCAATTGAATGTCATGACATTATGTGTAAGATTGGTGAAGTTGTTGTTGTAGGTGGAGTTCGTCGCTCTGCAATGATTTCTCTTTCTAATATTAACGATATTGAGATGGCTCAAGCAAAGTCAGGAAATTGGTGGGAGCAAAGCCCACAACGTGCATTATCAAACAACTCTGTTGCATATTCACGCAAGCCAGAGATGGAGCAATTTATTGCAGAATGGAAATCTCTTTATGACTCAAAGTCGGGAGAACGAGGTATATACAACGTGGCCGCAGCTCAAGCCCAAGCAGCCAAATTTGGAAGAAGAGATCCAGATATACACTACGGAACTAACCCATGCTCAGAAATTATTTTACGTCCTTACCAGTTTTGTAACCTTTCAGAAGTCGTATTACGTGAAAATGATACAAAGAAAGATATTCAGCGCAAAGTTGAGCTTGCAACAATTCTTGGAACGTGGCAATCAACACTGACAGACTTTAAGTATCTTCGCAAGATTTGGAAAGACAATACTGAAGAAGAAAGACTTCTTGGAGTTTCTCTTACTGGACAGTTCGGTCATAAGTTCATGTCTGGCAAAGAAGATTTAATTGCTCTTGAAGCATTTCTTATGACTTTACGTGAGAAGGCAAGAGAAGTAAATAGAGAAGAGTCTGGCAAGATTGGAATTCCTGAATCTGCAGCAATTACTTGCGTTAAGCCTTCAGGAACAGTGTCTCAATTGGTCGGTGTATCTTCAGGAATGCATCCATGGCATTCACCACATTATATTCGCACAGTTCGTGGTTCAAAGGGAGATCCCATTTCTACATTTTTGAAGGAAGTTGGAATCCCTGTAGAAGATGACGTAATGAAGCCAAACGATACATACGTGTTTTCGTTTCCAGTAAAAGCACCAGAAGGTGCAATTGTTA